ACAGTAGCTCCATCGTCTGAGACGGGAGCTACTACCGATTTCTGAGGCGAAACTAACTTACGCTTTATCTCAAAACCAAATACATTCATAATGTATTATTTCTCATTAAATTGGGAAAGAACCAACTGGAGTATTGATCGTTCCACTTAAGCTGAAGCCAGAACCTGCTTCTGTAGATGTGTTCGATGTCCAGTAGTTGTATTGGAATGTCACGTTGAATGTTTCGATCGCATTACCTTGATCGTATCCAAGTTGAATATCGCCAACTTCTGATGGGAATGCATCCACAAACTTATATGTCTTAACGGTTGCGCCGTTACGATCTAACTGATGAACCGCAAGATCAACTTGATAGTTAGCTGGATTAGTGATACCGTTTGTAGATCCATTATTCTGAATGCCATTAGACCACTGTTCTAAAGCATTACGAATATTAAAGTTCGTATCGTTATAGATAGCAACTGTCCAAGGTTGGAATGTGCGCTCGCCAGCAAAATTTACTGGACGTCCACGATAAAGAATTGAAATTGGATCAATCGTAGAACTTGGAAGAGTTGCTGCATTACACAAGAATTGTGCCTGTATACCTGCAATAGCTCCCAATGTTACAAACGACGGAAAGGACAATTCAACTCTAAACTGATTGGCACGTGCTCCGCCACCAGTAAGTTGCGCCTTAAAGTCTGAAATGTTTGCCATGTAAATGACTCCTTTATTCTTTATTTATTCAACGGGAGGGAATCCCCTCCCGATAAATTAACCACCGATTTCGTCAAAGCTTACTGAAGAGCGAGCTGCCACGAAATTAAGAGTGATGAAGTTGATAGAACGATTAGGCTTAATAAAGATACTTGCCACAAACTCGTTACGATCGATAACTTCACCAGTATTATTGGTTGCATCACACTTAACGCGGAAGTCAACAATACCACGGCGTCCTTGAACGTTACGTAGGAATGGTTCTACTAGATTGCGGAATTGTGCACGTGTAAAGTCATCGTTGAATTCGAACAATTGGAACTTAGCAGCAACTGCAATTGATTTTTCAAGTACGATGAATAAACGACGTACGTTGATACGATCAAATGCGCTTGGCTTAGCAGTGAATGTCTTATCGCCAAATAGAACAGTACCTTGACCAGGGAATGTTACGATTGGATTTACTGCTTCTTTATAGAGGTTATCACGCTCTGTTTGACCTGGATTAAATCCAAGTTTGACAACATTCTTGATTTGTCCACGAGTGAAACCACCTGGAGAGAACCAAGGATCAGCAGTATAATCTGTACGAGCACATAGACCAGCCATGTCACCATTTAGTGGAACCCAACGATATACGTCGTTGTAGCGATCATACTGATACTTCCAACCAGAATCAAGAACTGCGTAAGTGCTGTTTGTCAAGCTAGCCTTGAAAGTCTTAATTGCATCTACACCAGCAGAACCGGAAGCAATGATAGGACCACCAGCCGAAGCACGTGGAGAAATAAACACTACAGCATCACGACGTACTTCTGCTAGATTGCCGATAAGAACGTTTGCTGTAGAAGCACTTACGTCTCCTGCTGCAACTAGAGAGATGTCGTATAAGTCAGCATTTGTAAACTGTAAGAATGCTGCTTCAACGTTACCAGCTGTTGCTGCGAAATCATCTACACCGCCAGATAGTGCTAATACTGATGCTACAGATTTTAGATCACGTAGATTTGTACCAGCTGCTGCAGTATCAACGTGTAGATTCCAATCAGCATTCTGTGGATCGTTGATCTGTACAGAAGATGGTGTGTTTAGAACCCAAAGATACTTAGAACCGGCATTAATTGCATCGCGGAAATATAAGTTAGTTCCGTCATTGCGTACAACACCTTTTAGTTTAGAAAGGAATGAATACTTTTCTAACACTGTGTTTGGAGTACCAGTCCATGTACCAGTTACACTATCAAGAACTAGAACGTGAAGTTCGTCATTGGCAATATTCTTACGATCAGCTTGAGTAGAAGTACCTGGAGCAGAAGAGAACGAATTTAGAATTAAATTCGCAGTCGTGTTGCTTGTATTTGCAAGAGCCCAGGCATAAACTGCATTGTCTACAAGAATAACCTGAAGACCGTTGCCCATCGTTCCTGGATACTTAGCAGCAAACATTCCATATACTGACTGCTGATAGTCACGGAAGTCAGAAATATAGTGTTGAGTATTCTTAATCTTAACACCGCTGTTAGATGAAAGTACAGCAGTAACATTTGTTGGTAATACAACAGCACCAACGCTTCCTTGATTTGAAGCAGTGATAGTTACTGTAGGAGCTGCAGTATAACCAGATCCACCGTTAGTAATGTTGATTTTTGAAATGCTCGATGTTGCAATAGAAGCAGTTGCTGTTGCACCGCTGCCACCACTTACTGCAGTGATAGTTACTGTAGGCGCTACTGTATAGCCAGAACCTTCGTGACCAGAAACCAACGTAATTGCTGTAACTACACCACCAGAAACAGTAGCAGTTGCTAGAGCTTGTTGTCCACCTTCGACATCTGGAGCAGATAGTGTTACGGTTGGAGCAACACTATATCCCGTTCCACCAGCGCCAGTAGTAATACCAATTACCGCACCGCCAGATAAAACGACTGTACCGGTTGCAGTTACGCCACCAGAAGTTTGTGGAGCGCTAAATGTTACAGTGGTGTTATGGCCAGGTTTGAAACCAGATCCACTTGTAGAAAATGTTACGTCTAGAACTTCGCCACTCGCTGATACTACAGCGTTTCTCAATCCTGTCGTATCTACACGATTAACAATAAGATTGTTCGTATAAGACAAGAAGTTAGCAGCAGTAAAGAATGACTTGAAGTTGGAATCATTAGGTTTACCGAATAACTCTACAAGCACATCTTCCGAAGTAACTGTAGTTGGTTCAGAAACTGGACCCCATGAAAACACGCCAGCAGTTGCGCCAGCAGAAGTTGAAACTGCAGGGATAATAGATGAGAAGTCTTTCTCGATTACTGTTACGCCTGGAGATAGTGCAAAAGGCATTTTTGATTCTCCTTGAGAGTTATATTATAGGTAAACAAAAGTTTGTCTACTGTATTTATTATTTGAGAAGTTCCAACCCTTCTCGTTCGTCCGCTTGTTGACCATCATCATAGAAACCAAACGGAGTCAATTCTTGTTCAATCATTTTCATTTGGTTTTCATATATCACATGTCTAATATTTATAGTTCTTGATTTTTCTTCTTATATGAACCTCTTTTAGATCCCATTCTAGATTCACTCATTCTTTTTCGAGTTTCTTCGCTTAGAACTTTACCTAAATTGGCTTTTGAAAGTTTATCTTTAGTTTCTTGATTGTGTTTTCTATTATGTCCTTTATTAGATTCTGACAATTTCTGTCTAGTCTCTATTGACATTGGCTTTCTATTCTTCGCAGAAATAGACATTTTTACTTTAGTGTCATATGATCTAGTTTGACCTATAACCCAGCCATCTTTTCCGTTCTCTATTATAAGATTCGCCCATTTAGTAGAATTTACTATGTCATGAAATTCACTGAATAGCATCGCAAATTCTTCTAAAAGATTTTCATCCTCAAATTCCTCAGCCCAGAGAGTTTCTATATCATCCCCATGTTTCTTAATATGTCTTTTCCATATTAAACCTGATCCATTATAAGTGTATGGATCTCTCTTTGATGTCTTGCCGAAATACATCATACCGGTTTGACGATGACGTTTAACATATAAGAATGTCTTCATTTTAATAACTCTAAACCAGAATGATCTTCAGCCTGTCCATCATCATAGAAACCAAACGGAGTCAATTCTTGTTCAATCATTTTCATTTGGTTTTCATATATCACATGACGAATATTGATGTTACTTAATTCTTTAAAGTATGTGTTAGTTGTGGCCCACGAGAACAATACGAGAGGCATCACAAGATCGTCATGATATCCCTCATCAGCTTCATAGGAATTTTTAACTTGAATAAAGGTAGAAATTTCTGATATAATGTCTGCGTCTGGAATTAGAAGTTTCTTTTCTTCTACTAGTGTTTTAAAATTTGAACA